CGAGTAACAAATGACAAAAAGTTTATTGCAACAAATTATGGTAAAGCAGGAAAAGCCACCAGTGCACTCAATTGATGTTGCTGGTTTGACTGAAAAAATTCAGTCTGGCTACACAGTAAATCGTATCGACAAGCAAACTCAAAAGAAAACTTTTGCTCCATCAACAATTGCCTACGGGCATGGAGAGTGCCCAAGATATTGGTACCTAGCCTTTGATGGTCAAATGTTTGAAGATGATGCCACACCTTATAGTGCAGCAAACATGACTGCAGGAACAAAGTCTCACGAAAGAATTCAAGAGGCTATGGCAAATGTTCCAGACTTCCTTGTTGATTCAGAATTTAAGATAACGCATAACGATCCACCAATTTTTGGTTATGGAGATGTTATCGTTAATTGGCAGGGAGAAGAACTTCTTGGTGAAATTAAGACAATGATGAATGAGGGTTTTGAGTATCGCAAGGCACATAACAAGCCTAAGAGTGGACACCTAATTCAGTTATTGATATATATGAAGATTCTAAAGAAGGCAAAGGCTGTTCTTATTTATGAAAATAAAAATAACCATGAACTATTAATCCTTCCAGTAGAAGTAAATGATTATTATCGTCGGTGGGTAGACCAGACGTTTGAATGGATGAGATCAGTTCGTAAGGCTTGGGTCGATAGAACCCTACCTGAAAAGAACTACCGCTCAAACTCAAAGATCTGCAAATCGTGTCCTATTAAAAAGGCATGTGCAGAGGCTGGTAAGGGAGACTTTAAACTAAAGTCCTTGGAGCCACTAGATGAAACACTGTCAATGGTGTGACAAAGTATTTGAAACAACAATAAGTTATCAGATATATTGCTCACCAGCATGTCGTGACGAAGCAACAAAAGAAAAAATTGCTGCTCGTTATATAATTTCTAGACGACAAAAAAGAAAAGGCAAGGAAAGAAAGTGTAAATCTTGTGGAGAAGGTTTATCTATATATAATGATGAAAATCTTTGTATTAGGTGTAACGTAAATCCATCAGAGGTAACAAAAGCCTTGAAACAGATAAAGGATAATTTAAAATGAAATTAGCAGAGGCAATAGGCACCAAAGTGCCAAAAACTATTTGTGCTATTGATGCAAGTACAAATAGCCTTGCCTTTGCTATTTTTAATACACAAGAAAAAACTTTAATGTCAGTTGGTAAAATCAACTTCAAGGGAAATGATACTTATCAAAAGGTGATGGATGCTGGTCAAAAGGTAAAGGCATTCCTTGATTACTATGGTGGATTTGAGGCGATAGTCATTGAGCATACAGTATTCATGAATAGCCCTAAGACTGCAGCAGATTTGGCATTAGTCCAGGGAGCAATCCTTGGTTCAGCAGGTCAGTCTGGAACAAAGGTTATAGGCAAGGTTGCACCAATAACATGGCAAAACTTTATCGGAAATAAAAAGATTTCTAAGGATGAGAAACTATATATCAAGTCTCAAAACCCAGGAAAGTCAGATTCCTGGCTCAAAACCTACGAGAGAGAATTAAGAAAACAAAGAACTATCAATTTTATAAATGTTCAGTATGATAGATCTATTGTCGACAACGATGTAGCCGATGCATGCGGAATTGGTCACTGGGCTTTAAAAAATTGGGGTAAGGCAATAGGAGTTGACAACTAATACTATGGCTGCTAAACTATATACAAGTGAAGTCTATATGCGTAAGAGATACGTCATGGATAAAAAGACACCTGAAGAGATTGCAAAGGAGTGCGGTGTGAGCCTAGAAACTATATATGTATACCTTGCAAAATTTGGATTAAGGAAATCAAAGCGATGAGCGAGAATACACAAAAAGCAATTGGTCAGGTTTGCGATCAAATCAAAGATATGCTAATTGAAAAAAATAAATCTTATGGAGACTCTGCCTTAGACCCTATTAGAATATTCTCTAAGTCAGACACCGTAGAACAGATCAAGGTTAGAATCGATGATAAACTATCTCGCGTCTCTAGAGGCACTGAGTTTTATGGTGATAACGATATTGACGATTTGATTGGATACCTAGTTTTATTAAAAATCTCAGGTGATCTAAAGTGAAAAGGGTAAAAGATACCAGAATGGTTAGTTATGAATCTTTGCCAAATAACGATCATTTTCAGGTTTGGAAAGGAACACTAGATTCATTTCAGGGCAGCAGCGTAACGCCAGGTCTTGAAATAAATCAGCATGGGTTTAGGACTGAAGAGTTTTTAAAAGAAACAGATAAGAATATTATCTTAACTGCTGGATGCTCTGTTACCTTTGGTGTTGGCTTACATGAAAATGAGACTTGGCCAAAGATTTTAGAAAATCGTATTAATGATGACAGTAATCTTTTTTATAACATATCAAGGCCTGGATGGTCAACTTTTCAAATAATATCAAATGTTTTTTTATATTTGCGTAATTTTAAACAACCAAAAGAGATATACATTCTGTTGCCAGATGAGGGCAGAACCTCTGGTTATTCTTTTGTAGAAAATTTAAATGGAACCTTTATTATTTCCCCCTTTATAGATAAGCAAGAAGAGTATGAAAAAGAAATCTTATTATCCAATGCAATACATGTAAAGAACTATCTATTTATGCTAGAGGAATATTGCAGATCTCAGGGAGTAAAGTTATTTGTTACAACTTGGAACTCAAATAATTTAATTAATAAGAATCATAGTTTTCTGAGAAACTATTACCCAAATGATGACAAAATGATAACTTTATTTTTACACGAATATGAGTTAAATCATAAGGACTCTGATATCATATTAACTGCCAGAGATGATGTGCATGCTGGAGTAGGGTATCATGAGTATTGGGCTGCAATGTTCTACGATCTACGCAAGGAGAGTTTATGAGTACAGAAGAAGAACTTGTCAAGCATTTAGATCAAGTAAATCAGGTTGTTGAAGAATACCTAAAGGGTAATGACCCTACAGTCATTTCAAAAGAATTAGACATTCCAAGAACAAGAGTTGTATCCTTAATCAATGAGTGGAAAGAGATGGCATCTGATAATGCTGTAATTCGTGCTCGTGCAAAAGAGGCTCTTGCTGGTGCAGATCAGCACTATAGCAAACTGATTTCAAAGTCATACGAAGTTATTGATGAAGCATCTATGACTAATAATCTTAGTGCTAAGACTGCTGCCATTAAACTAGTTATGGATATTGAATCTAAAAGAATTGATATGCTGCAGAAGGCTGGTCTTCTTGAGAACAAGGAACTTGCCGAAGAGATGGTTGAAATTGAAAGAAGGCAAGAAGTGCTTGTAGCAATTCTTAAGGATATAGCAACAGAGTATCCACAGGTTCGTGACGAGATTATGCGTAGGCTTTCCTCCTTTGCAAAAGACAATGAGGTGATTACCGTTGTCCACGATGTTCAATGATTTCTTAGAGGTTCTCAAGGATGATCACTTTATAGAAAAGCCAGTCGATGCAAGAACATTTGTCGAGGGGGAGGCCTATCTTGGGCAACCACCACTGTCAGATATTCAATATGATATTGTTGAGGCAATGAGTCAGATTTATCGTAAAGAAGATCTGATTGATATAATGGGAGAAGAAAAAGGAGCAAGGTACTATGAGAAGTACACAAAAAATGAAATCATTCTACAACTTGGTAAGGGTAGCGGTAAAGACTTCACCTCTACTGTGGCCTGTTCTTATATTGTATACAAGTTACTTTGCCTCAAAGATCCTGCAAGATACTTCGGAAAGCCATCAGGAGATGCGATAGATTTAATCAATGTTGCTATTAACGCTCAGCAGGCAAAGAATGTTTTCTTTAAGGGTTTCAAGACAAAGATTGAAAAATCACCATGGTTCGCTGGAAAGTTTTATGCAAAAGCAGACTCAATTGAATTTGATAAATCAATTACTGTTTATTCTGGTCACTCGGAGCGTGAGTCCCACGAAGGACTAAACCTTTTGCTTGCTGTGCTAGATGAGATTTCTGGTTTTGCTACTGAGGTTGGAACTGGTAATGAGCAAGGAAAGACAGCAGATAATATCTACAAGGCATTTCGTGGATCAGTAGACTCTAGATTTCCAGACCTTGGAAAGGTTGTTTTGCTTTCTTTTCCTAGATACCCTGGAGACTTTATTTCAGAAAGATATGATGATGTTATTGCAGAAAAGGATGTTATTGAAAGAACACACAAGTTTATAGTCAATCCAATTCTTCCAGATGATGCACCAGACAACTCTTTTGAAATTTCCTGGGATGAGGACCAAATTATTTCATATAAGTATCCAGGAGTCTTTGCATTAAAGAAGCCCACATGGGAAGTAAACCCTACAAGAAAAATAGATGACTTTAAGATTGCATTCATGACAGACCTAGGGGATGCAATGATGCGATTTGCATGTGTTCCAACATTCGCCTCCGATGCATTTTTTAAGCAGCATGAAAAGGTAAGATCTTGTATGACAGCAAGAAACCCAATAGATACCTTTAAGAGGTTTGATGAATCATTTAAGCCAGACCCAACAAAGAAGTATTATGTCCACGCTGACCTTGCACAAAAGCATGACAAGTGTGCAGTTGCCATTGCCCATGTTGATAAATGGGTAAATATTCAGGTAATTAATAATTATGAGCAGGTAGCACCAATTGTGGTAGTGGATGCCGTTGCTTGGTGGGAGCCAAAGATTGAAGGACCAGTTAACCTATCAGAGGTTAAGCAATGGATTCAAAATCTAAGAAGACTGGGGTTTGACATTGGAATGGTTTCCTTTGACCGATGGCAATCATTTGATATTCAAAATGAGTTGCAGCAGGTAGGAATGAGAACTGATACTGTTTCTGTTGCTAAGAAACATTATGAAGATATGGCAATGCTTGTATATGAAGAAAGATTAGTGATGCCATCAATCGAACTATTGTTTGAAGAACTAACACAGTTGAAAATTATGAAAAATGATAGAGTTGACCACCCACGCAAGAAGTCAAAGGACTTGGCCGATGCTGTGTGTGGAGCAATATTTGGGGCAATATCTCATACCCCAAAGGACCAAAATCTAGTTGTAGAGGTACATACAATAAGTGATAGACCAAAGCAAGTTGACATGAAGTCTGAGAATCTGATACAATATAAACCTATGCCAGATGATGTAAAAGATTATTTGGATAGATTAAATCTACTATAAACAAGGAGAAATAACGAATGAATTCATTCAAGAAAATCGCACTAGCCATGGTTGCAGCCATGACTTTGGGCACAATCGTAGCAACACCTGCAAGTGCTGCTGTAATGACAGTCGCTGTAACACTTGACGGAACGGCAAATACAACCGCTTCTGCAATTGCTACACCTGCTGCATTGCCAGTCCCTGCAGACAACTCAGTTGATGCTGCTGATGCACTAAAGTTCGTAGCAACAGTTGATGTAGGAACAAGCGTTTCTGTTTCAGCAACAAACGCAACAATCGTGTCTGCACTACACACATCTGCTGCACCAGTAGGAGCAACATCAGGATCATCATCTTTGACGATTGCAACTGGTACAGGAACAACTGCAACATTTTATGTCTATACAAAGACAACAGCAATTGGTACGGTTGTAGTCAATAACGGCGGAACAACTCTTACATATTATGTACAGGGAACTGCTGGAAAGATTAACACTCTATCAGTATCTGCACCAACATCAGGTGCTGCTGGAACAAAGCAAGACATTACAGTAACTGCTACAGACACATTTGGAAACAAGGTTTCTGGTAAGTCAATCACTGCAACAGTATTTGCTGCTACAGCAACACTAGACACAGCAACAGCAACAACTGGTGCTACACTTTCAGACTTTGGAGTTGCTACATTTAAGGCAACACTCCCAGCAACTGGAACACGCTCACTAATCACATTTGCTCCAACAACATCTTCTGATGCAACATCTGCTGACGTAGTTGGACTTCCTGCCCGTGCACTTGCACCATTTGCAGAGATCGCAGTCCGTGATC